TTTCAAGCTCAAAGATGCTTTGAAGTCATTGCTCTCCGATCTCGGCAATTTACTCGCGAACAATTTCATGAGAATGCTCCTGTCCAATCTCATGGGCGGGGCAGGGTCCGCCGGTGGAATGCTCTCGGGGTTGCTTGGGGCTTTTCCTGGGTTCGCCACCGGCGGATCATTCAAAGTTGGCGGTGCAGGCGGCATTGATAGTCAGTTGGTTGCTTTTAGGGCCTCTCCTGATGAAACTGTTGATGTTATGAAGCCTGGACAGCAATCAAAGGGAAGCGATGTCAATGTGACTGTTATCAACCAATCAAAGTCGGCAGTGGTCGAGGACGGTGGCAGCGGCAGGGATGCAGATGGTAACCCGTTCCATAGGATGTATGTCAGAGATGCTATTCATGAAGCTATACCGTCTGGCCTCAAAAAGCAAAAAGGTCTTGGTATTAAGCCAGAACTGGTCAGGAGGTAATTGATGTCTGTCGTTAGAACTTGGCCAACAGCCAACAATTTCCCTCAAGGTCCTGCAGTTGGCAGCTGGAATTCGAAAAGACAATCAAACAAAATATCGAACAAGCCAGAACTTGGTCCGCCGCTCGAAAGACGCAGAGGCAGAGTTTCCCTTCTTTATGCTTCTTTCTCTTTGATACTTACGGATGTTCAAAGGACAGAGATTGATTCTTTCTATTTTGATAAATGTTGTGAAGGGATGATTCCATTTTATTTCGTTAACCCTGAAACTGGGGTCACGGAAATTTGGAGATGGGATGATTCCCCGACCGTTTCGATGATCAATAAAGATGTCTATCAGGTTGGTTGCTCTTTGAGGAGGGATTATTGATGCCTTTGATATCTGATGGTGCGTTGGATGATCTTTTGCAATACGTCATCGATAATTCGGAAGACCTTCATCTTTGTTCTGATGAGCCAACGAATTATACCGAGGCAACTTCGACATACACCCTTGGTGATAAGCAATCAGTTTCTTTGAGTTCTCAGGGAGACATGACTCCTAATGGCCGCAAAGTCACAGTCTCGGGTTTTGCCGATGGTGATGCTACCGCAACTGGTAGTGCTACGCATTGGGCATTGGTCGACGTCACCGGAACAGAGCTAATTGCGACTGGCGAGCTCGACGATGCTGAATCTCTGACGTCCGGTTCAACATTCTCTATTTCCGCTTTTGACATCGGCGTCACCGATCCCGATTATTTCTGAGTTATGATATGGCTTCACCAAAATCGATAAGATCATCTGTTAAGCTCAGAGAACCTGAAGTTTATTTTATAACTCCTGGGGAGAGGTTCATAGCTGGCATACTTAGCCGTTACGATTGTGACAGTGCTATAGTTTTAATTTCCATAGAACATGACGATATTGATCCTGCAATATTGATCAACAATTCTGGTGAATCCATTTATCATGATTCGAATTGGTATCAACACTTCCCATTTGACATTGAGCTGCCGGATGATGTTCAAGATGAACCGATTGCAAGGTTGAAGATTGCCAATGCTGATAGGAGAATTGGCATTGCACTTGATTCAATATCAACTCCTCCAAAAATTGGAATCAAAGTTGTTTCTTCTGTTGATCCTGAACATGTAGTCATGAGTTGGCTTTTCTTTGAATTGAGAAATGTGTCTAGGAATGCATTTGAGGTAACCGGGGATGTAATTATTCGACAATACTCGACTGAGCCATTTCCGAATATAAGAGTCCGCAAAGGCAATTTTCAGAATTTGTTTAAAGCATGACCGGAACTTGGTTGTCCAAATATCAATTGATCCCATTTGAGGACAAAGGAAGATCGTTTTCTGGGTGCGATTGCTGGGGTCTTGTTCTGTTGATATTGAAGAATGAAGCCGGTATCGAAGTTCCTTCATTTGATGAAATATCTTGCAGAGATGGAGAAAGTGTTAATGGGAAGGTTGACGATGAAATCCTTTCTGGTCTTTGGGAAGAGGTCGATGAGTCAGAGGTTGCTCCATTTGATTTGGTTGTCCTCAGAGGCTCCATCATTGTCAAAGGGAGAGTGTTCCCTGCACGGACACACATAGGGATACTTTCTGATAAATTGAATATCATCCACACAGAAATCGGAACTGGTGTCGTTTCTGTTGACAGGAAAAACAGAACGGTTCGGGATCGCATTTTCGGTTATTATCGCTTCAAAGGTTGACTTATGACTACTGTTATAATGAGAATGGAACCTTCGCCCAAGGCGGAGTATTTTTATTTTCAGCCTCCCGGTTTGACTATCGAGGATTTGATAAAGTCCTTGAAGAGGGTGCCTTATGCTGTTTGGACTCATGGAGTTGCCAGCGTTGGTGGATGTAAAATTCCTAGGAAGTGGTGGAACAGGATAAAAGTAAAAAGTGACACTTACCTTTCTTTGTCGATTTATCCCAAAGGAGGAAGTGGTGATTCGGCGAAGGACGTTATAGGTGTTGTCGCGACGATTGCGATAATCGCAACTGCTTCCTTAATATCCGGTGGCGTATTGGCTCCGTTCCTTGGTGCGACTTTTGCAGCGGGGTCGTTTGGCGCCACTGCTCTTGCACTCGGTGTCACTGTTGCAGGCTCTCTTGCACTTTCCGCTTTGACCCCGCCACCAATTGCCCCGAACATTGATAACTCTAGGGCGAGTGATGATCGCATAATTGCGGGTGTTCAAGGTAATCCTCTTTCAAGGTTTGATTATCTTGAACGTGTCATGGGAACCATGAGAGCTTCCCCTAGGCATGTCATGCTGCCTTACACCGAGTTGAGCCATGATGAAGTCTTTGCCAATGCCATGATTGGGTTGGCCGGGAAGCATCAGATAGAAGACATTTGGATCAATGGTTCTTCGATTGAGAATTATGAAGGTGTTGATTATGAAACAAGGACAGGTGTCGAAGGTGATAACAGCCTTATAACCCTATTCAATGGTGGCTCTGCAGTTGAACAATCATTCAACGAAACGCTTTCAAATTTCAATTTGAACGATGACGATGGCAAAGAGTTCTTGCTTTTTGATCAGGACAATCCTTCAAATTCGATACCAAAGTACAAATCTATCAAATCGAAAGGTGTTGCAGACTACGTCGATTTCAATTTGTTTTTTCCGGCTGGGCTGACTGACAATAGCAATAATGCATCTACAATGCCGATCGCAATTCAGATGAGGCAAGTTGGGGATGTCAGTTGGATAAACCTTTCTGAATTTTGGTTCCACGACTTTAGCGCTTCTGGCATTCAGAAAAGGCAAAGGATAAGATTGATATGGGATGACTCTGTCCCTTCAAATTTGGACTTTTTCAACAGATATGCAGACAAGAAATGGGCCGCAGCTGCTATTTATGAAGGCAATGAGACTTATCAGTGGCAGGCTGATAGCTATTTTGACGGTGGCGTGAATGCACATTTGGCAAAGAATGTTGATGCTGACCAAGATGGCTTTTTGGTTTATCTTGACACGACCGTCTTCCCGAAAGGTGAATATGAGTTCAGAATCAAGCGCGGGCTTGCTTGGGCTGGCTTGACAACGGATTACACTACCTATACTATTGGCGGTGCGACAAATCTCCATCACTACGACACTAGGGACACTTCTGCTCCTTATGAAGCGGACAACAATCAGGACGACCGCCCATCTGTCGTAATTCTTGAAAGTGTAGTCACCGGTTCTGAAGATTACCCGTTCACTGAAAAAGATTTGACATTGATTGCAGTCAAAGCACAGAACGTCAGAATTTCTTCTATTTCCGCACAGTTTACCTCGATCGTTGAGACTAGGGATCGCTTTGTTTGGCATTTCAAAAATGACGTTCAGGGTTGGTCTGAAGTCAATGGTGCCGCTGCTTCTCAAAATGGGACTGTTCTTGTTCATGACCCAGCTGATGCAAGTCCAGCTTTGCTCTCTCCGGAAGTGAGTTTCTCTGGGGATGATTGGAAGACTATTCGGGTTAAGGCCAAAAGGACTTCTGGGGCTTCTTGGCAAGGTGCTGTTTATTGGCGGACTGATGGTGCGACTGATTACAGCTCTAGTAAGGTTATTTCCGTACCGGCTGGCATTGATTCTGATTTCGTTACGATGGAATTTGACATGTCATCATTGACAACTTCTGCTGGGCACGGTTGGGAAGGCGAAACGATAACTGGCATTGAACTTCATCTCATATCTGATGCATCGTCCGCAATGGAAATTGATTTCGTTTCCATTGGCAAGGCTGATGGAGAAGATTGGCAAGATGCACCGACGAATAATCCTTCTGCACTTTACAAGCATGTTTTGGCCAGCAACCTTAACTCAAAGCCACTTTCTGATGAATCAATTGATGATGTCAACTTGGTTGAATTCTATGAAAAGTGCCTGGACAAAGGGTACGAATGCAACTATGTGACTCAACAGTTCAGCGTTGATCAACATAAGCAGATCGTTACTCAAGCTGGTTGGGCTGTTCCACAACAATCTGAGAAATGGGGTGTGATTCAAGAAGTTGATAGGTCTTCAGACGATCCGGTTCAATATTTTACACAGAGAAACTCTGCTGGACTTAACACGTCAAAAACTTTTTCTGATCTGCCGCATGCCATCATAGCTGAATACTTTGATGAAAATGCTGATGGGCTTCCTGGAGAAACAGCAGTTTATTTTCCTGGATACAATGCTCTTAACTCAACAGTATTTGAATCAATTAGGTATGATGGCATAACTCATTTTAGCGATGTCAGGGCAAGGGCAAAGCTTGATGTTGATCAAATTGTTTACAGGCAAAATAGATATTCGCTTGAAGCAAACGTCAGCCATTTGAACTGTCCTAGGGGTTCACTCGTTGGGTTGTCCAATGACAGCGTTGCTTCATTCTATGACAGCGCTTTCATAACTGAAGTCCTGGATGATGGTGGTGGTAATCTTACTGGCTTGGTCCTTGATCAAGTCGTTAGTTTCGAGCCGCACCCGAGCGATCTTTATCAAGCTGGTGACCTTTATGCTCTGACCGATCTTTATGCTGATTCTGGTTCAACCGGAGTTGCCATACAGTGCGACGATGGGACTACGATCACGTTGGCAATTGACGAAACCGAGAATACAAATCAGCTGACGTTTTCTACGCCATTAGCCGATCCTGGGAATATTAGTCCTGGGTATGTCGTTGCGATTGGCCCGCTTTACAATGAAGTTAAAAGATGCATTGTGTTTTCTATTGAAAGGGTCTCTGACCTTAGTGCCAGGCTCACATTAATAGACGAAGCTCAAGAAATACACATGCAATAAGGAGATTGCGGCGATGACTAAATCAACTCACGGGGAGCGGTTGGTTAGACTTGAAACTGACATCCAGTTCATAAAAAAGCAACATGAAGCTTTCGATAAAGACATTCATTCTATGGCGGTCGATATAAGGCAAATGAGAGAAGCTCTACTCGTTGGCAAGGGTGGTGGCAAAGTGGCTTTGGCTCTGCTTGCTCTCGCTGCGACTATAATCGCTTCTACTGTCACTGCTTGGCTCGCGTCTAAGTTTGGTATAAAGGGATGATCGGAGGAACTGATGAAAAAGACGTTGAAGCGAACAGTCAGAAAGGTTTCGCTTAGACTTCTCTTGATCGCTATTGTATGGATTCTCATTGTCATGTTCATAGTGCCGATGACTGTCACAATGACTTTCCTCCACATTGGTTACTAAGTAAAGGAGAATTGAAATGGTTGCTCAGCATTTGACGATAGCCCGATCCTTAATAGGGCTTAAAGAGGTTCGTGGTCCTCAGGACAATCCTAAGATTATGGCGATGTATGAAATTCTTGGTCATGACTGGGTTGAGCATGACGAAGTTCCTTGGTGTGCGGCATTTGTTGGTTTCTGTTTGGAAAAGGCAGGCATTCGTTCAACCAGAAAGCTCAATGCCAGAAGTTATGAGAAGTTCGGGACACTCATTTATAAGAAGGGTGTCAAGGGTAAGTTGACCGATGCTCGTCCGGGTGACATCGTCGTTTTCAAACGTGGTCGCTCCGCTTGGCAAGGTCACGTTGCATTCTTTGAAAAGCTTCTTAGGAGATCAATCAAGGTTACTGGTGGCAATCAGTTGAATGCAGTTAACACCAAGCCTTATGCATTGTCGAAACTCGTCTGTATCGTCCGACCAACAGTCAATGCTAGTGACATGACAGTCAAGGAAGTTCAACAAAAGCTCAAGAACCTTGGCTATCATGAAGTCGGCAAAGTTGATGGACTCATTGGAAACCGGACAAAGAGCGCCATACTTGCTTTCCGTCAGGACAATGACCTCCCATTGATTCCAATGATTGATGGACAATTTGAGATGGCGCTGAAGAAAGGCAAACCGAGATACGTCAACGAAGAGCGAAGGCTCGGTAAGCCAGAAGGCTCAAGGATATTGACTGGTGCCAATATGACGATCGGTACTGGTGCAGTAGGTGGTGTGGCAAGTGCTGTGACCGCTGCCTCAAACGTCGTAAATACGACGCAGGAGGGCATTGAAATGGCCGAAACTACGACTGACACCGGGGCGATCGTGACTGGGAAAC